CCATTTATTACTGGATCTACAAGTGTTTTTGTAAATCAACTTTCATCAAGTCGTTTAGGAAATATTGATTTAGGACTTACGGGAACTTTTCCTTTAGTCAGCGGCTCGCCTAATGTGTTTATAACATGAACAATAATAATATTGTTCCTTATAATAACCAAGTACAGTTTATTCCTAAGGATAATCCTACTGATCATGGAATATATCCCGTAGAATATTGGCAGGTGAGTGCGGAAAATATTAGTTCAATTAAAATTGGAGGACCTTTTGAGGAAATTAAGCAAGGTACTATTTCTGCAATCGAAATCACTGGACCGAATAATACTGCAGCGAATCAAAAAACAACAGTTACATTTTCTGTTAGTGCATCATTAAGCGGAGTACCGCCGAACTTTTCCTATCAATGGCAGAAACAAGAAAGTTCTGGCGGAGATTGGTTCAATCTTGCAACTGCATCAGGAGTTTCTTATACTACACCAAGCCTAGTCTATGGTGCCGATAACAATGATCTTTATAGATGTATTGTATCTGATCTTAGTGGAATTGCTGTAAATAGTCCATTAACTTCTTCATCTGCTACTTTAAGTATTAATACAGCACTTATTTCTGCAACTCTGCCAGAGTTTATAACAGTCAATGAAAGTACTGCTGCAAGTATGAGTGTTTCTGCAATAATTTCAAATCTTGCTGGTCCAGCATTTTCTTATCAGTGGCGCAAACAAGAAAGTTCTGGTGGATCATTTTCAAATATTTCTGGTGCGACACTTGCTTCTTATACAACACCAACAATTTCATTTGCGAATGATTATAATGATAAGTACCTTTGTGTAATTAGTGAACCATATGCACAAAATTCACCTTATACAACAAATCAACTTTATTTAAATGTAAGAAGACTTATTACAATTACTTCACAACCTACTGCTGCTACTTCTTATGTAGTTGGTACTACAGCAACATTTACCGTTACTGCAACAATTACATCAGATGTAATTACTTATCAGTGGCAAAAGAAACTTTTTATTGATTCAGCTTTTTCTGATATAACTGGTGCGACATCCCCTTCATACACAACACCAACTTTATCATCAGGTGATAGTGGAACTTCATACAGATGTGTTTTGACAAATGCATATGCAGATCCAAAAATTACAAATCAATTATTACTTATTATTGGTGATGCAGATTTACAAATTTCTCCGACTGTAAATGGAAAAACTTATTGGACATTTGCTACAGACGGCGCTTTAGTATTAGATCCAAGTAATTCTACCACATATACTATTACTGCATTAGGAAATAAAACCATAAAAAATAAATTATGGGGTCAAGGTACTTGTAATGCTACTGGAGGATATGCTGCTGGCACTATATCAGCTTCAAATGGAAACACATATACAGTTAAATTAAATACTGGTGGTGGTGCTTGTGGAACTGGATATGGATCATATGGATGTTGGGCTGGTGGTGGGTATGCTGGAATTTTTAATGGTACTTCAGTAAGTCAGGGCAACGCATTATTAATTGCTGGCGGCGCTGGTGGTGGTGGCGCTAATGCTGGACAGGGATGTAATCGTTATGGGGGAGGTGGAGGCGGATCATCGGGTGGTAGTGGACAAAATTCTGCCGATTCTCAAATTGGATCTACTGGAGGTGGTGGTGGGACATCTGGATCTGGTGGTAGTGGCGGATATGCATTAGAAACAGTATACACAACAGGTACTGTTCAAAAAGAAGGTGGGTTTTATCACATAAGATCATCTGGAGTTAATACTACTACTGATGTTCAAGGACCTTGGACTGCTACTCCCACTCAAGGTTCCACATCTAACCCCAGTGATGGATATACCTACACATTTACCACTCCATATAATGATTCATCATATTCAATAAATGCTAGTAATGCTAGTGGAGATCAAAATTATACTGCTAATGGAACATATTATCCTAGTGGATTTTACTCTACGATTAGCGATAAATCTTCTACTGGATTTAGGGTAAACTGGTACTCAAGTGCAGATAATTCTGCCGTTTATGTAAAGTATCATTCTATAAGTTGCAGCGGACAGGGGACGACTTCTACAAGTACTAATAATATTAGTGCTTCAGGTGGGAGTGCTCTTAGTGGTGGAACTGGAGGAAGAGGATCAATAGGAGGTAGTGGTGGCGCAAATGCTTCTGGCGGCGGCGGTGGCGGTGCTGGATACTTTGGAGGCGGCGGTGGCGGCGGCGGTAATGACTATGGAAATGGCACCAGAGATTCCTCTGGTGGTGGTGGAGGATCTGGATTTGTTGCTGGCAGTGTTATTAATGGGTCAACTTCAACATTTGCAAATTCTTCTGATATTAATAGAGGTGGAGCTGGAAGTGCTAATAGCAACTCAAGAATAGTATTAGAAATGCCAGTAATATCTTTTTCATCTCAACCAAGTTCCACAACTGTTTTATTAAATGCTACAGCAACATTTTCAGCGACTGTTTTAATTCCGACAGTTGATTTAAATTCTGTAGCTTGGAGTCCAGCAGTAACGGTAAGTTATCAATGGCAATCTTTTACTTCTGGTGTTTGGAATAATATTTCTGGCGCAAACAGTTCATCTTATTCAGTCACAGCTACTTCTGGAAATAATGGTACTAATTATCGTCTAGTTGTTACTTCAAATTATGGAAATATTATTACAAGTAACACTGCTACTTTAAATACTAATAGTTATATTGCATTTGCAGATGTAGGTATTTCATCTTTTACTATTCCTGCAGGAGTTAATAATATTATTTTTAAAGCTTGGGGTTCTGGTGGTGATGGTACTGGAGAAAATTGTGGGGGTCCATATAGTGGAGGTAGTGGTGGATATGTTGAAGGTAAAATGAATGTTTCTTCATCTGAAGTTATTTCAATATTTGTTGGTCAGACTGGACAAGGATCAACTGGCGGGCAGGCGGGATCTGGCGCTGGACAAGGTGGGCAGTTTTCATATGTAAAACGTGGTAGTGATTTTGGTATTGCGGGCGCTGGAGGCGGGGCTGGACAAGCAGGAAATGGTGGATATGGTGGAGGAAATGCTTCTGGTGGTACTGGAACAAGTTATACTAGTAGTTCTTATAGAGGACAAGGTGGAACACAATCTGGTGGTGGCTCTGGTGGTATTAGTAACAATACTAGTAATGGAAGCGCAGGAGTATCTTGGAATAATGGAAGTAATACTTCCGATGGAGGTTCTTCTGGAGGAACTGGGCAAGGTGTTGGCAATCGTGGCGGCGGCGGCGGTGCTGGATACTTTGGCGGTGGAGGTGGCGGTGGTGGTGATACGGGAACTAATTGTCAATCTGGCGGAGGAGGTGGAGGTGCTGGACTTGTTTCTGGAGCAATTACTAATATAGTTTCATATAATGGAAATACAGGAAGTTCTTCTGGAGCTGCTGCACCTAATAGCAGTGATCCTTATTATATTTCTGGTCGTGGTGGGAGTAATCAAAATGGTTTGGTAGTTCTCTCTTGGACACCTACCTATTCAATTAGTCCTTCTACTTCTTCTGTCAATGAAGGTTCTTCAGTTACAATTACTGTAACTACAACAAATGTTCTTAATGGTACTATATTATATTGGAGAGCAGGATCTTCTACTATTACAACTTCAACTAATCTATCACCAACTAGTAGTTCAGTAACAATAAACAATAATACGGCAACATTTAATATTAATGCAACTGCTGATAGTTTGACTGAATCTGGAACACAATCATTCTATGTAAACTTATATAAAGAATCTGCATTCACAACATTACTAGCAAATACTTCTGTAATAACAATTAATGATACCTCTCAAACTCCTGCTGCTCCAACTGGTAGTTTTACAGCAAGTCCAACTTCAATCAATAGTGGAAATTCTTCAACTTTATCTTGGAATATAAGTAATGTAACATCAATAACTATAGATCAAGGAGTTAGTGATCCATCCATTCCAGCTGGTAATACTACTAGTAGTGGAACGAGAAGTGTCTCTCCAACATCCACAACTACTTATACATTAGTTGCTTCTGGCCCTGGCGGTTCTTTAACATTACAAGCAACTGTTACGGTACAATCACTAAAAACAATAAATGGTTATTTTAATTATATAGGAAGTGATGCTTCTGCTGATTATTTTAATACGGGAGTAAATAGAACAACTGAAGAAGTTTCCCTTAGCTTCACATACTCTGTTACTTTTCCTGGTGGATCATTTGGTCGAGGAAATTCACCATCAGGAGTTTTTACTGGCGGGGCTGGCAGCGCATACATTGTTTTAGATAGTCCACATTTAGCTGGTGTGATAAACGTTTCGATTAGTTGTCCTGGATATACTACATACACGTATGAAATGTACCTTGCAAATACTTATTGAATATAGTTGACATATGATCAATTATGTGATATGATAAGAATGTTCGCAAATAATTAAATGGCAATTCGCTCTTCACCTACTGGCAAAGATTTAATCCAGTCTAAACCAAAACGTACTCGTCAGGGTATGGGAAAAAATACTAAATATAGTGCAAGTTCAAGTAATTCGCCACGTAAACGTTATAGAGGTCAAGGAAGGTAAATGGTAAAAAAAAGAAAATCAAATACTGCAATTGCAGAAATTTTATCTGCAGAAACAAGAACATTTGGTTATGTTGTTGGTAACAGACCAGATGATCAGGAATTTCCTCAAGATTTGCTAGAAACTGAAGAAGTAACTACAGAAGTTGAATAATTTCAAAACCACAGTTTGCCTGTGGTTTTTTTGTGAGGGATAGCAACCCCTTTAAAAGTTCTGTTTAACCTCTACGGAAAAACAGATGACAAAATACCAAGTTGATCGTGATAAAAACTACATGAAAGAAATGTGGGGGACTACTAAATTGGTCACAGATTATATAAAATATGTAAACCCCAATGATCCGCCAGTAGATAGATATTCAAAATCTTGTGGTGGTAAAGGTGGGTTTGATGATTATGTTGAGAGGTGGCACGAATAACCATAAATAAATAAAAATACTGGTATCGGATGGCTCTCAAACCGTCAAGATCTTATAAGGACCTGAGTTTTACATTTTCAAAAAATCCTTTAACAAAAGATCTTGTACTTTTAAAAAATGACAATGCCATTAAACGTGCATTACTAAATCTTTTCTCCTTCAAAAAAGGAGAAAAGTTTTTCAATGGGCGCTTCGGTAGTGGTATACCAGATTTATTATTTGAACCTTTTGATTATGCTACTGCTGGTATGATTCAAGATCAGATTATTAACTTAGTTAATAGTTACGAACCAAGAGTCAGCATTCTCGATATCGTTATAAATTTGAATGATGATGAATATACATATGATATTCAAATTGAATACAGTATTCCAGATTCAAGTCCTCAGGTAAATAGTGTAAACTTGAGTCTCTCATCTTCTTCAAAAACATAATAAATGGCATTCACACAAGTCAGTTCACTAGATTACGCAGATATTAAGATCGCTTTAAGGGAATACTTAAGGCGTAATACGGATTTTACTGACTATGATTTTGAGGCGTCTACACTTTCTTCAATTCTTGATCTTTTAGCATACAATACTTATTATACTGCCTTCAATACAACGATGGCAGTTAATGAAGCATTCTTAACTTCTGCTTCACTTAGAGACAATATTGTAAAGAGAGCAAAAGAACTTGGATATACTCCAAAATCAAAAACTTCATCAAACGCATATCTTAGTCTAAAAGTAGATTACTCTTCAGTTGCTGCTGTAGACCCAAATAATGTTCCTAAATTTTTAACTTTAAAGAAAGGAAATTGTTTTATTTCTTATAATTCTCAAAATGGATCAGATACTTATCAATTTGCTATTTTGGAAGATATTGTATCGCCAGTAGTTAATAATATTTGCTATATTTCAAATACAAGTGGTACAAATAATTTAAAAGTAACTGAAGGTGTTTATATTACTTATAAGTTTACTGTCGATAATACAATTGCTGATCAAAGATTTATTATCCCAACTGAAAATATTGACACAAGTACATTAGTTGTTAAAGTTAGAGAGAACGTTAGTTCGGCAAAAACAAGCAAATATTTACCATCAGACAACATTTTAAACGTTTCTGCAACAGATTTAGTATTTTTTGTGCAAGAAGTTGATGATTCACGTTATCAATTGTTGTTTGGTGATGGAGTTATTGGAAGAAAGTTGCAAAATGGAGAAATTATTGAAG